GCAAATAAAAAACAACCTCAAAACAATAGCGCAGAACCTACCACCTAAAACCGATAGGATAAGCAATATAAACCATTTCCGTAGGCTTAAAAACGCTTATACCAGGAAAGGAACGGATGGGGTTAAGGAATACTACGAACAAAACCAATAAGAAAGTATAAACAAGCAATAGAGAATCATGGCAAAGAATAACCCACCTAACAAAAAGAAATACATAGCAACTCCCGATGAAATGTGGGAACTGTTTATGCAGTACAAAGAATCAGTAAAGAATAGACCCAAGCTAGTACAAGACTATGTAGGTAAAGATGGTAAAGTAGTTTACAGAGAAAGAGAAGTGCCTTTAACCTTCGAAGGGTTCGATAATTTTGTATTTACTTTTGAGGGGGTAAGGTCAAAAGGAGTGCAGCAATATTTTACTAATCAAGATAAATTGTATGATACCTATATTGGCATCTGTTCACGCATAAAGGCTATTATACGCCAAGATCAGATTGAGGGTGGCATGGTAAGTATCTACAATCCAAGCATAACACAAAGGCTTAACGGGCTAAAAGAAGGCATTGATGTAAGCGGTGAATTAAACATACCTAGCCTACCGGACATTGGCAACAGAGAATAAATACAAATACACAAGGGCGTATTTTAAGATACTAAATCTTATCAATGGGAATCCTAGCGAAGATGTTTTTTTAATTAAAGGCGGGCAGGGTTCAAGTAAAACCATTTCCATATTAGAGTTAATTATCCAGGCTTTATTGGTTTCACCTAAAGAGGCTACTGTTTTATCCTCAGAACTTTCTAAGATGAAACGTACCTCAATAATGGACTACAAAAAGATTTGTACAGATTGGGGCGTATTCAAATCACAAAACGATTACAATAGATCAGAGAGCAAGCACGAATATCCTAATGGTAGCTATTTAGATTTTTTAGGTGCAGATGTTACCGATGTAGGTAAGGGCTTTAGGCGTGATATTTTGTATATTAATGAGGCAAACAAAATGCCATTAGATACAGCGGTTCAATTTATTTCAAGATGTGATTTAACTTTAATAGATTGGAATCCTGATAGTGTATTTTGGGGTGATGATTACATAAACGAAAATAACTGCATTACGTTAACTTTTGACGATAACGAATATTTGGGGCGTAGTGAGCGCAAATCTATTCTAGGTTATAAAACTAAAGGCTTTCATAAACCTGATTTAGAGTTTAATAAGCTATTTGAGGAAAGCAATATCAAGAGCAATTACTGGGCTAATAGATGGAGGGTGTATGGGCTTGGTTTAGTAGGACAAGTTGAGGGCGCTGTCTACAAGGATTGGAAAGTATTAGATAGTTTACCTGATGGTGTTAGGCTTTTGGGTACTGGTTTAGATTTTGGGTTTACCAATGATCCAACCGCTGCAATAGATGTTTACAAATGGAACGATGCCTATATTTTGGATGAGGTTCTTTATCGCAAGGGGCTACACAATAACGAAATTTATGATTTGCTAAAAGACAAAAGGAATGTTTATGCTGATAGTGCAGAGCCTAAAAGTATCTCAGAATTAAGGCGTTATGGTTTAGGTGTAAGGGGTGCAGTAAAGGGCAGAGATAGCATAATGTTTGGGGTTCAAATCTTACAAAGTCATAAAATTTTCGTAACTTCGCAAAGCACGAATTTAATAGAAGAGATGGGCAAGTATTCATTTGAAAAGGATAAGCGAGGTCAAACTACCAATAAGCCCGCAGATACTTTTAATCATTGCATGGATGCAGCTAGGTATGCAGCAAGCGAATTGATAGGTAATAAGAATCAAGGTAAATATAGGATAGCAAGAGTATGAAAATATACCAATACCAACAAGTTTACAAGATACTAAGGGATGATGATTTACAACCAATAGAAAAAGCTCTATGGTTTTGGTCAATCCTAAAAAAAGTATCTTACGAAAAGGCAGAGGCAGAAGTACCTTTAAATAAGCTAACTGAGTTCTTCAAGCGCAAGGACATACAACCAAGTCCTTTCTTTGCATGGTATAGAATAGGCTGGAGGATTTATCGTGTTCAATTAGATGCGTTTAAATGCACAAGTGGGGATATTAACGGGGCTTTAGCTTTAGGGGTAGATGAGGAAAGTTTAGTATCAAACATTCATGAGATAATGGCAACCTATACAATACGCAAAGACAAGTCAAGAGAATACCACAAGAAACTATCTGAGAAGATCAAGTATAATGTGGATGCTGGCAAAGCCTTATCTATTGCAGGTTTTTTTTTGACCAATTACGAGGGGACAAGGGAAAAATTGTTGAAGATATTAACGAAGAGGATGCAGAAAATAAACCAAAAATTACAAGCGCAGACGTAATTATGCACTACTTGAATACGATTGATAGAATGTCAAGAGGTGATAGGCAAAAATGGGATTACTTTATGAATATGCGATACGATGAATACAAGCACTACGAAACCTTTTTTAATGATAAGAGGCGAGAAGTAAACCAAATGTACAAGGGTAAGAAAACCTATGAGGAATTAATGGTAAATCAATTAGGGGTATTAATAGAACGATGATAGAAGAAAACATAATTGAAAGACTAGGATTAGATGAGTTTCAGGTATTAGAAGTTGTAAGAATATGGTACACTTGCGGTATGTATGCAGATATTCTGCAAGATGAAGATGGTAGAGATTTAGAGGAAATTATAGAACAAGAACAATATGAAATTATTAAAAGTAGATAGCAATTTTTTAGAGGTATCATTCTTTGTAAACAAGAAAAGCCTAAGGGTAAAGGTTCTGTTTTTTAATGTGGCAATAAGTGCAGAAAATAATACTTTTTGTTTAGGGTTGCATTTGCCTTTTGTGTTCAACTTTATTTTAGCGATAGAACGATGAGCAACAAATATAGAAGTTTAGCCAAATCACAAAAGTCAGTTTTAGAAACGCCTTTTTTAGAGCAAGTAGGGGAACAACCAATACAGGTAGTAATTGAAAACCAAATGGAGGCTATAATGTTTCGGTTTGGTAATGACATTGTAGAGGATATAAGGCAAAGTTTAGAAGATAAAGAGTTTAATACTTCGGGTCAGCTTTACGCATCCATAAAACCATTCTCTAGTCAATCAGCAAATAACTTCTATAAGTTGGAAGTGAAAATGGCAGACCATTGGGAGGCTGCTGAAACAGGTAGACCGAAAGGGGGGATGCCTCCTATTGAAAATATAATGGAATGGATTACCCAAAGGGGAATCAAGGTAAGGACATCACGCTCACAATCAAGGCAAAGCGTTTTACAAAAGAAAAGGAGCATGGCTTGGGCTATTGCTAAAGGTGGGGAAGCTAAAGATGGAAGTGGAATTGTGGGTATCGCTAAACGTGGTACTATTAAGAGATTTGGGTATAAAGGTTCTAAGTTCTTAACTAGCGTAGTGAATGATAAAATGATGCTTGATTTAAGTGAATCAATATCTGAGGCATTAGGCAAAACTGTTGCGGTGAGCGTTGCGGTTGCTTTTAACCCACAATACAATAAATTCTGATGTGGGATTATCCTAAAAATTACGTTAATAAGTAGATGGCAGTAACAATACAGCAAGAACCTAGCGAAGTAACGCCAGCATTTAATCAATGTGCTTATGTAATCAGTTCTGCAAACTCAGGTGTATCAGACCATTATTACATTGCAGTAATTAAGAACGAGGCAGGCGATCAAATTAGCAGGCAAGAATTTGTAGGTGCGCCAGGTTATTCAAATGGGTACATTGATATTCATAGGATAGTATCTAATTTAGTTACATTCGATTTTACTTTAGGATTAGACCAAGTAACTAAGATGTCAAATAGTGCTGCCTATGTTGAAGTTGAGTTTGGGGAATATTATAGTGGTACTGAGCATCTTAATGATACCAACTCAGAAATCTATGTAACAAACATGGGCTTAAATACCTACAATTATCTAAGTTACAATTCTGCCGATTATGTAGATGCGTTCTTAAATACAACCTCTAAAATTAAAATTGATAGTTTGGCATGGTTAGCCTTTAGGCATGAATCAGCAGCACCGATAGTTAAAGTGGTTGTAACTGCAAACAATGGTGTAGGTAACACAGTTACAGAAATTTCAAATCCTTATACAGCCTTTGCAACATGGCAAGAGGGGTTCTTGTATTTTCCTAGTGGTTCAAATCTAAATGATATTGATGCAGGGCAAATATTAGCAGGGTCGCAACCTATTATAGATACAGATACCATCTATTATACAGTCGAACTATACTCAGGGGCAGGCTCACAAGCTACTTACAGATACGAGATAATAAGTAATTCCTTTAGTGCGTACTATTCTAAATCTTGCTATTCTGATTATGAACTTTACTACCTAAATAAAAATGGAGCATTTGAAACCTTAGTAATGGGTAAAGGGTACAAAGTAACCCAGCAAATGACAAGGCAAAACGCATCTCGCATTATGTCTAAAATGACAAGTACCACAACTTATGGATATGCTTTAGATAGTGCAATGAGGGTAAACAATCAAATAACCTATCAGGGCAAATGGAAATTAAACAGCGAGTGGATAAGTGAGCAAGAATCGGCTAATTATCTTGAAATGGTAAACAGCCCTGTAATTTATTTGAACGATGGTACAAAAACAATAAGGGTAGTATGTTCTGAAAGTTCTTACCAAGAGAAATCCGAACGATACGATAGGCTATTTAATTTCAGCGTAACGGTAGAAGAAAGCCAAAAACAGGAAAGGCAATGGGTAAATTAATCATATCAGATTATAACCTTGCAGGCGCAGCGGTAGCACCAGGCATTGAAATAGATATTACCATACCTATACCTTTGACTAAATCCATTTCGGATGTAATGTTTCCTGAAACAAGACAAGGCGAATGGAGTAAGACAATTACAATACAAGGGTACAGTGAGGTAAACAAAGCATTTACGCATATCTACGAGATAAACGAAACAATTACCTCAGATACTCAATACGACCCAAGTTTTAACCCTAACAAACGTGCAAACGTAATCTATCAAAGTGATGGGGTTGTACAAATGCGTGGTTATATTCGTTTAATCGAGATAAACAAGATACTTGAAACGAGCGAAATACAATACCAATGCCAAATAATAAATAATGTAAGTGATTTCTTTGCAGACATAAGCGGGAAATCTATGGCAGATATTGACCTAACAAGATACAACCATGTAATAACAAAGGAACTTGTAAGAAAATCGTGGGATCAAAATATTATAGATGGGGGCGTTCAAATACCTTTTGCAAAGGGTACTGGATATGTACACGCTTTAATTAACAAAAGACCATACAAAGGTACAATAGGCTCAACAGACCCTACTACAAGCTGGGATGTTGGCGATACAACTCCATGCCTTTACGCAAAGGAATTAGTAGATAAGATTTATGCAGATGCAGGGGCTACTTATGCAAGTGGGGGTTTCTTTGATAGTGCAGAATTTAAGAATTGGGTAGTACCTTATAATGGTAGAAGTTTAGGGCTTACTAATGCAGATATTGACTTTTATAGGGTACAAGCATCAGAAACCTCAGCAACCCAAACTACAGGCGGATTAATAGCACCTGAAACAAGCAGCGTTGATTTAGTTTTCTCAAATGATAGTACAAGCGGGAATCAAGATAATTCAAATTCTTGGAATACCTCACCAATACAGGGTATATTTACTGCACAGGTAGATGGTAACTATGGGGTTCTTTTAGATACGCCAATTACTATATCCTATTCAGGGGCATTAAGACCAGTGGAAATTACAAGTACTTTAGTAGCAACAAACACAACCACAGGGGCAAGATATTTTAGTCAAAACGGAATAGCATATACACAATCGAGCACACCTGCTATTGTTTTGGGTGGCATTCAATTATACATAGAGTCTATTCCTGTAAAATCAGGCGAATCATTAACCTTTAGCCTTGAGTGTTATGGTAATGCAAACAGTTCAGGTGTGGGTATAGCAAGTTTGGCAATAGGGGCTACTTTATTTATACAACCGAAAACGCTTTATTATGGTTCAGGTTCAACAGTAGACTTCCAAGAGTTCTACGATAGAAAAATAACCCAAAAGCAATTTATGGTGGATTTGATACGCACGTTTAACCTTTGGATAGATGTGAACGATCAAGGCGAGCACGTTGTAGAAACGAGGGATGATTATTTAGGAACTGATGTAACAGACTTAGAAGATGTTATTAATACCGATAAGGAGGTATCTTATTTGCCTATGGGGGCTTTAGATGCAAGAAAGTATATCTTTACATACAAAGAGGATAAAGATAGCTTAAACGAGCTGTATAAGTTTAGAAACGAAATGCCTTATGGCACAAAGGAATTTGATGTAGATAACGATTTTATCAAAACAGATAAAGAGATTAAGGTAAGTTATTCGCCTACTCCTATGCGTTATTTCGGTACTAGTGGAATGACATTATCAGATATTACCTTTTACGATAAGCAAGGCGGTCAGGATAAGGAAAAAAAATCTAATTACAGATTCCTAAGATACGAGGGTATTGAAAATTGCAATCCTTATCATATTGTAGACTCAGCGGGTACAGATATTCAAACGGGTTATCCATTAATAGGGCATATTAATGACCCATTAAACCCTACTTTGGATGGGCTTTTTGGAATGTTAGACCAACATTACTTAAACCCATTAATAAAGTATAGCAATAATACCCTATGGTTTCAGTACTACCTTAAACAATACAAAGAAATAACAGATAGGAATAGTAAGATAGTGAAAGCCTGGTTAAACATTGGTGAGGACCTATACCCTAATATGACCTTTGATAAGATTTACTATTTTGATAATGCTTATTTCCGGTTAAATAAAATCTATGATTACAAGCCTAAAGAAGATACTTTATGCGAGTTCTTAAAGTTAGTTGAATACACTAAGCCAGCAACCGAAAATGGAGTTAATGGTGGATGGGATGATACAGATACTTTTAGCGATTATTTTCCTACTCCTTCAAGCATATTAAATGGAAGCGGGAATACAGGGTTTAATAGGGGTGCGGATAACACAATGACAGATACCGCTATTGCAATCGGTAACAATAACACTTACGGGGGTATAGGTCTTGTATCAATTATGAGTTCAAGCAATGTAAATGTAGCTGATGGGGTTACACAAGCGACTGTAATAAACTCAGATGGTTTAGAGGTTCAAGAGAACAGCTTGTATATTAATGGGGTTAACGTTATACCAAATGAAAACTTAACAGCATTTAGCAAAGCAGACCAGACGGCTGATGGTGCTGGAATAGCAAAGGAAATATCACTTACAGGAAGTACATTAAATGGAGATAGCATTTCAATTAGTGGAAACGAGATAACAATAGAAAGGGGAGGTCTATACAATATTAATATTAATGCTCAAATTTATAGAATTTCTGGAGGTTCAGCAGAAGATTTTTTTATGTGGGTAGAGGGAGATAGTGGCTCTGGTTTTAGTGCCTTACCTAATAGCGCAAGGCATAGCAGCACGTTAAATTCAAATAAAACTTTTATAGTGCCTATGGAAATAACCCAAACTTTTAATGCTGGTGATATTCTAAAGTTTATGTTTGAGGTAAGTAGCACTAATGTATATTTGAATTACGAGCCAGCAAGCGGTTCAAGACCCGAAGTAAATAGTTTTAATGCAATAGTAAGGAGAGTATTATAAATGGCAAAGATAGTAACAGGAGCGGAAATTGATGTTCAGATAACGGGGCAACAAAGCGTTAAAGAATTAAATATACAACTTGAAAGGGCGAAAGAGAACCTTACCGATATTGGTATAGCCTATGGGGAAAATTCAACTCAATATGCCGATGCTGCAAAGAAGTTACAAACGCTTGAAGGGGCTTATGATAATGTAAATACAGAGGTAAAAGAATTAGGGGATAAGAACCTTAAAAAAGTAACCAACGAAACAAAGAATCTTAAAAACGGGTTTGATGCAGTAGGTAACGCTGGGCAAGTCCTTGAATCAGTAGGCGGGGATGTTGGCAAAGTTGGGAGTGCCATGAAGGGGGCATCCGAAAAAGCGAATTTATTTAGCGACAAATTAAATTTATTAGGCAATTTTAAAACTCAAATATTAAATCTTGCAAAGGTTTTTAAAGTCAATGTAGTAAGGTCGGTGGGTATGGCAAGGGTGGCAGTTATTGGCTTAATGTCTGCTTTGGGTATTGGTTTATTAATAGCTGGGCTTGCGGTAGTAGTTCAATATTGGGATGACATAGTAGAATTTATGGGTCTTGGGGCAACTGAGGCAGAAAAATTGGCAAAGGCTACCGAAAAAAGAGCCGAAGCAACACAGAAATCACTTGATGACCACAATGGCATGACCAACCAATTAAAGTTACAAGGGTTATCTGAAAAGCAAATCCTTGATATGACTATTGAAAAGGCTGCAATAAACTTAAAGGCTGCGATGGAGGCGGCACAGGCGGCACAGGCATCAAGAAGGGAAGAATTTGCTAAAACTCAAAGGCTTAAAAAGAATTTCGCAGAAATATTAAAGTGGCTTACACTACCTGTAAAAGCATTGCTATTGCCTATTGAGGGTGCATTAAAACTTTTTGGTAAACCTTCTTTATTCAAAAAAATGGATGCAGCGGTTTCTAATATCGTTTTCGATCCCAATAAAATAGATAAAGAGGGTGAAGAGGCAGCCGCAGCAGCACAAAAAAATATTGACAAACTAAAAGAACAACAAGCTGGTTATCTTTTAAAACGCCAGTCAATGGTAAAAGCTGCGAGCGATAAAGCTAAAAAGATAAGGGATAAAAATGCAGCAGATGCAGCAGCAGCACAAAAGAAAATAGACGATGCAAAACTAGCAGCACAAGAGGAGGCAGAACAAAAGGCATTTAATATAGCAGCAAAAGCAGCAAGAACAAAAAAAGAACGTGAAACGGATGAGTTTGAGTTAAGGCTACAAGATGCAGAGGCTAAATTTATAAAAGAAAAAAAGTTACTTGAAGATCAAGGATTAGAAACAAAAACACTTCAACAAAATTTTGATGCTGAGATAACGCAAATAGCAATAGATAAAAATGATAAATTAAATAAAATAGAAGCTGATGCAGCAGCCAAAAGAGCAGCAGCAGATAAAGCGGCAGCTGATGCAGATTTAAAACAAAAAAAAGACTTAGCAGATGCAAAGATAGAAATTGAGCAAAATGCTTTTAAGGCTGCACAGGCGTTTAGTGGTTTGATGGCAGAAATAGGAAAAGATAACCTAGAAACACAAAAGGCTCAAGCGTTATTCCAAGTTGGAATAGATACAGCAAGTGCTATTAGTAGCGTTGTAAATAGTTCTGCGGCATTAGCAGGAAACCCAGTAGCATTAGGGTTTAACATAGCAGCAGGGATAGCAATAGTTTTAAGAAACATGAAAAAAGCTACAAGCATCCTTAATGCACAAGTACCAGTGCCAGGCGGCGATAACGGTGGAGGCGGCGGTAATAACGACAATCCACAACCTGACATACAAGCCAATCCAAGAGATAACAGGGTATTTGTACTTGAAACCGATATAACAACAGCACAACAAAGAATAAACAACTTAAACAAAATAGGAATAATTGATTAATATTATGGCAAGCAAAAAGAAAATTAGAAAGGAATTAATAGGCGCAAAGATTACAAAAGGTCATGTAACTATTATCATGGATGATTCAGAGGAATGTATTACAAAATGCAATATTCTGAAATTAGATGTATTTGAAAAAAAGGAAAAGAAAGATGCTAAACTTGACGAAAGATCAGAGTAATACACTTTACTCATTTTTTAACAACTATACAGGGGTTGCACCTTTTACCTTGACATTAAGTAGTCAGATAGACAGCACTGAAACCGAAAGTTTTGTATTAACTTTGTCAGAGTTCGGGGAGCGTGTATCTTTTAGCATAACGCCTACAACCATTGCAGGCTCTTATAGGTATGAAATAACCGATACAAATAGCAAAGTAATGGAATCAGGCAGAGCAGAAATAGAATTATGAAATTTGAATTTATAAACATATCGGAAAAGCCTTTGAGTATTGGCGTTGCTTATTCAAGTAAAACCGATGCAGACGATACCTTTATATCGTATTCCTTGCGAGGGGTTGAACAGGATAAGGCAAAAGTTAATATGCTGGCTTATGATTTAATCGATTTGCTTAATAACTCTAGTAAACATAATGCTATTGTAACAAGCAAGGTAAATTACATTACAGGCGGGGGTTTGATTACTGAGGATGAAAAAGAAGATGCTAAAACAAAGGAATTTTTACTTAACCCTAATGACTTCGAGGATGCAAACCAAGTTCTTGAAAAGTGTGCAACCGATTACGAATTACAAGGGGGTTACTATCTTCAACTTGTTTTTGGTAAATTAGGTGAGCAGCTTGTAAGCGTGTATCATGTACCTTTTGAGAAGATGCAACCGAATGAGAACGCAAGTAAGTTTAAGTTCGTAGATGACCCTAAAAAGCCTCGTGAGTACGTTATTTACGATGCGTATGATGGTATAGACAAAACAGGTACTAAAATATTGTACGTTTCAACATATCGTCCAGGTAGTGGGGTTCTTACTTTGCCTGAATACTATGCAAGTTTAAGATATATTCAGATAGATAAAGAGATAGCAAACTTTAATTATAATAACATTAAGTCAGGGTTTAGCGCAGGCACAATGATCGTGCTTTACGATGGCGAACCACAACCTGAAGAAGAGCAAGCAATTAAAGACCAATTAAAAGCCAATACAACAGGCTCAGAGGAGGCGGGTAATACTTGGATATACTTTGCAAAGCCTGGAGATGATAAGCCCGAAGTCATACCTTTAAATGGAAATGATTTAGTAGATAAGTTTACACAGTTAAACGAGCAATGCAGGGATGAGATTTTTATAGGTCACAAAATTGTTTCTCCTATGTTGTTTGGTGTAAGGGTAGAGGGTACGCTAGGCGGTAGAAATGAGATACTAGAGGCTTATGAACTTTTGAATAGTGGCTACATTGAGCCAAAGCAAAAGACCTTACAAGCGACTTTCAATATGTGCAATAGATTGTACGGAGGTCAAAGTATGTTAATAATTAAACCTAGCAAGCCTATGGGCGTAGATTACGTTGAGATGTTCAAAGAGGGTATTATTACCGATAGGCGAATAGTACAAAAGGAATTAGGCTTAGAAATTAGTGAGGATGTAACGGAACAAACACAAGAATTATCAGAGCAAGGCAAAGCAAGGGATATTGATTGGGTTCAATTTGAGCAATTTGGCGAACCAGCAGAAGGCTTTGAGGAACTTCATGTATTAGATTTACCGATAGATTTACAAGACGATGGTAAAACTAAATTAGCAGGCTTTAACCCAAGTCAAAAGAGGTCTAAGAACGGCAGATGGGCTACTAATTCTGATTCAGGAGATGTGAGCGAGAAAGAAACAGAAAAAGAAATAAAAGAGGATAGTGATTATAGGATGCAGCATCAGATGGGATGGGATAAAGACTATAATACAACATTGGACGATATTACTAAAGGCGGGGATTTGATACCTAATGATATTTTTCAGCACCCAGAATGGTACGCAAACATGAATAGCGATGATTATAAAGAAAGTTGGGCGGCTATTTTAGAATCTAGGGGCAATCCTGGTAATGAAATTACTATTTACAGGGCTGTGCCTACATTTGTAGACAAAATAAATCAAGGGGATTGGGTTTCACTATCCCCATCTTATGCAAACTTGCACTCTTTAGATTTAATGGGCAGGGGGAAAGATGGAAAGGTGATAAGTGAGGTTGTAAAAGTGGGGGATGTTATATGGGATGGTAACGATATAAACGAATTTGCTTTTTTAAGCAAAAAAAATCAACTGTAATCAAATGGCAACAATAACTGAAATAGGCAAAAAGGCGTTAAGGATTATCAAGGATAATGCAGGAATCGACCTGGCTACCTTATTAACCATCTTAGCGACTGGTGCAGTAGCAGGTGCAGAATTAATTAGCGACCTTAAAAAAGAGAAACTTTTAGATGATGAAGATGATTTGAAAGTAAGCAAAGAAGGTGAAGAAGAAATCAAAGAGGTAAAAAGCGAGTTCTTTGTTAAGTACAAATACTTTGGGATAAGGGATAAGGAAACAAATAGACCTTTTTGCGCTAGGTTATTGGAACTTAATAGGGTTTATACTAGAGAGGACATAAATACCCTTTCAGAGCGTTTAGGTTACAATGTATGGATGCGTAGGGGCGGTTGGTATCATAACCCCGATACGGGCGTAAATACGCCTTATTGTAGGCATACATGGAGGCAAGTAATAGTTAAGCGTAAAACTCAGAAATTTGCTGGGTTCAATCCTAATCAGAAAAGAAACCCCGATGGGAAATGGGGAAGTGGTGGAGTAGTGCCTTTAGAAGATAGACCATGCTTTAAGGAATGGAATAAAGGCAATAAAATTGTGGATGAAAATGGGAATCCTATAAAAGTATTTCATGGTTCACCTAATGTTATTAACGCATTTAATCCTGATAAAACGGGGCAAGGGGTTGACCAATTAGGGTCAGGTTTTTACTTTACAAACGATAAAGAGGAGGCTAAAGGTTATTCACAAGGGACAGATAATGTTGTCAATGCTTATTTATCAATAAAAAAACCAATTATAGCTACGGGTGCTAATTTGAATAATACAATAGATATGACTTCAGATGAAGCATACAAAATATTAAAACAAAGTCCTTTAATTTATGGTGAAGATTCACCTTTACAGAATTGGTATTCTGAATGGTGGGAAGGTGGAACACAAGATTGGATGATTAGAAAACTAGCAGAAAGTTATAACGGTGCTAATATTTTCGCTATGAATAATGATTTTTTTGATGGGGAAGATACAGCGTTTAGAAAGGCGTTGCATGAGGTTCTAGGATTTGATGGTATAATACAAGATTTTCAAGGAAATGCTGATGGAAGAGTACACTATATTGCGTGGTTTCCTAACCAAATCAAATCAGTAGACGCAGAATCATTCTGCCACGAGAGCAATATAAACCTAGCAGGGTTTGACCCATCACAGAAAAGAAATGAAGATGGGACTTGGGGGGATGGTGGTGAATCTACTAATACTGAAGGCGAATTAGAAAAAGAATTTCCTAAATTAACAATAGATGTTTATCAAAATGATAAAAAAGGGGTTTTAACTTTAAGTAGGGTGATTGTTCCTGAAGATTTAAGAGGCGAAGGTATTGGTACTGAATTTATGGAAAGCCTTATAGAAAAAGCCGACAAATTAGGTTATAGTATTATATTGACACCCTCAGATGATTTTGGGGGGAATAAAAATAGACTTATAGAATTTTACAAAAGGTTTGGGTTTGTTTTAAACAAAGGGGCTAATAGGGATTTTTCACACAGAGAGGAGATGTACAGACTTCCAAAAAAATAAAAATAAGAACAATGGCATACACATATTTAATAACAGAGACAGAATTAAAGCAAGACACAATCATTCAAAACAACGTGGATGGTAAATTGCTAGGATGGGCAATGAGAAAAGCCCAAGACATTTACACAAGGGCGGTCCTCGGTACTGCATTGTATAATCAAATTATCACAGAGTTTGCAGGGTCAAGCCTAACAGCAGCAAATCAAACCTTGCTAGATAGTTACATTGTACCGATGCAAAGGGAGTACATTCAAAAAGAGGCTACTTTTGCGCTATGGATTAAGTTTACAAATAGCTCGATAGGTACACGCTCGGTTGATGATTTACAAACATCAGGACAAGAGCAAGTAAACTATGCGGTCAATGAATTTGAAAGGGCAGCAGAATACTGGAAAGACCTTTTGATTAAATACATTTGTGATAACATTGCAGACTATCCATTGTATAATACAGGCGATCAAGAAATAGAGCCTAACATAAAAAGCTATACATCAAGATTTACATTTACAAACGAAATAAATGAAGAAGTCCACAAAAGAAAAATACGAACGCATATTATTTAATAGCACCAATGAATTTAAAAAAAGTAATCCAGGAAATAGAAACAGCAGCAAATACTCAGGCTCAAATCAAATCGATAGTGATAGACGAGAACGGGTTGCAAGAACTAGAGAACGAAGAAAGTAAAGATTATCCTGTATTTATCATTGAGATAATGAATGTGGATGTGCAGATTTCAGCTACAAGTGCTGGGCTTGTCTACTATTTTAATTTGATTTGCTTAGATGCTGAATTGCAAGGAAAGCAAAACAGAGTAGATTGTTTAAGCGATACACTAGGTATTTTGCAAGATGTTTTTAGTGAGTTGTTTCGTAATGGATATTATAGTTATGGTACAAATGGGCAAGCCTCAATAATAACAGAGGTAGCACCAACGCATACCGCAGGATGGGTTATGCCTATTCAAGTAGTAGGGGCGTTTACCTCAGATACTTGTGATGTGCCTTAATTACCAAGCAGGCTGATTAGTAACACAAAACGGATCGCCTACATAATTGCTCATCCAAATATCTTGGTCAAAACAAAACTTCTTTTTATTGCCTGAACAATCGTTACGAATTTCAAGCCAGTAACATCCATTTGTAATGCCATCGTTTGCGATAATACCGCAATTACAATCTTTGTCTTTCTTGCATCCTATGAACGCAAGGGCAATAATTATTAATAATAAATATTTCTTCATATACGCAAAGATACAATAAAAAAGCCTATTAAATAATTTTAAATAGAATAGTAACCTATTTCTTTGCTTTAGGTGCTGCTTTCTTAGCAACAGTTTTCTTTGGTGCTGCCTTTTTAGCTTTAGGCTTTGGTGCTGGCTTTAGAAACTCATCATAAGCATTGTATAGCTTTTTAATGGCAGCAATGCAGCAAGTTACGCAAGTAGTGTTAACCTTTTGATCGAATACCTGAGAATAAACCTCAGTAATCGCCTTAAAGTCTAATGCCCTCGTGTTAATAGTTCCATAAGTAGTTCCTGCTATTACCCTGCCTACTCTTTCGTATGCCTCAATAGCTGTAATCTGTTCTTTGTTAAATTGTATTTTCATAATATTTTGTATAATGCTTGATAAGCTAGGTACGCACCAAACGCAGCAATAATTGCATAAGGGAGTTCTAGTGTGAAAAGCCCAATCACTAAGATAACCCAAAAGGTTGTACATGATCCACACCTAATTAACTTAGGTAGTTTCTCTTTAATCTTAATAAATGGGGTGAAGTATGTATAAACTACATACATGGCTAAAAATGTGGCTATAATAATTGGCATAGTCTTTCGTATTCGTTAATTACTTTTTCTTTTATTTCCTTAAATGCCCTCGTCATTTCATACGAAGGTAATTTATTTTTTGTTAAGCGTCTTATTGATGATTGATTATGCCCATCTATCATTAATTGCATAATCCGGTGTAAATATCTATCGGTTTCATTTTCAAAGACGTTATACAAAGCCTCTTTTTTAATATTGATGTGTTTGCTTAAGTCCTGAAAGTTCTCCAATGTTTCACTAAAAACTACATCTATCTTTTTCTTTGGCGTATAGTTTACCTCTGAGCATGGTTTAGTAAGTGCTATTATTAGAGCCTTACATTTATAATCTAAGTCATTTGCAAAGTATTCTTTGGGCTTTTCACAAACCCTTAATAAAAACCAAGAGTAGACCTCTTTCCAATTTTTGGGGGCTAGGGTTTTGCAAACCTCTTTATAAGTTTGATTTCTACCAATTAAAACAAGTGCCTCCCGCTTTTGCACCTTACAAAAATAACAAACTTTTTGGATATTTACGTTTATAAGTAGAAAGCTATGCCAATACAGGAGTTAGAAACTTTTAGAATTACAATTAACGAAGAGGATGAGGGCGTTGACTTTATCTCTTTTGTAGACAACCCAGCGATCAAAAAGGGCTTTGTAGCTTTTAGCGAGAATTTAAAAGTGTATTTTAATGAGGAGTTGAGAATAATCACTACTCCGGTATTAATTCCAAATCAAAAGATTTACAGAAACCAAGATGGCAGAGAGTTCAATCTCATTGCTCTTGAATCTGATGTAGAAAAGATTTACAATAAATTTGTAAAAGATGCGAACTTTAATAAACTAAATCTAATGCATCAAGAGGGTACTGAATTAAGTACTAATGATGCACACTTGATTGAAATATTTTTATCAGATAAACGTAGAGGTATTTCAAATCCTACCTCATTTGAAAACTTACCCAATATGACATGGTTTGTATCTTATAAGATTACAAGCGATAAACTTTGGGATGATATAAAAAACGGCACGTTTAAAGGTGTTTCTTTAGAGGGTAATTTAGGAATAATGGATTTTGACAAAGAAGAAGATCAAGTAGAAACATTATTAACAGAATTAAAAACAAATATAAAAATGAGTACAAAAAAAATTATCGTATCACTAACTGAAATGGTTAATGGACTGAAAAAGGATTTTAAATTAGAAGAAGAAGTAGCCGAAGTTTTAGAAATAAAAGAAGCTACTCTGACAGATGGCACTATCATTCAATATGATAAATTAGAAGTAGGTGGTGTAGTTATGGCAATTACAGAAGAGGGTGAAGTACCAGCACCAGATGCAACGCATGAACTAGAGGATGGCACGTTAATCACAACCGTTGATGGTATAATTACCGCTATTGTAGAGGGCAAAGAAGAGGTAGCAGAGGAAGATGCTGAGGCTGAAATGTTTAGCGAGTTCAAAGCAATGATTGAGAAACTAGGTTTAGATTTTCAAGAGGCGGTTGCATCTCACAAAGAAGAAATTAAAACTTTAAAAACTGAACTTGCTGAATATAAAGAGCAGGTAAGCGTATCACTTGGTGAGGTTAAAGAGGCGGTAAGCGTAGCATCTAAGATGCCAGCAGCGAACCCAGCTAAAAGACCACGATTAAATACAGCCAAAGGATTTAAGCAGGCTTTAAAAGCGAATTAAGAAAGACAAATAAATATTAACAAAAAAATAAAAGAAAAAAATTATGGCATTCGATGTATCAGGATTAGCAGCGTATGTAGATGAGTCGAGCGACCAACTACTAGCAGCAGCAGTAGAAAGTGCAAGGTCAAAGAGTTTGACTACTATGCACACAGGAATTAAAGGAACGCAAGACATTCATTTAATTGCAAACGACTTAACCTATCAAAATGATGGTTGTGAGTTGACAGCAAGCGGAGATAGCACACTTACCAAAGTGGCTATGACTGTTGCTGATATTGCAGTTCAAATGAAGTACTGCCAAAAAGACCTTATTGGGAAATATACCCAAAGATGGTTAAGAGCAGGTTCAAACGGAGATTTAGATGAAGTAACCTTTTTGTATAACGAAATCATTCAAGATTTAGTTAAAAAGATTGCAGCACAAGAAGAGACTAACGTATGGCAAGGCGATACGGCGGGAGCAGGTAACTTAGCATTTTATGATGGTTGGTTAAAGACTATCGATGCAGGTTCTCCTATCAATGGAAACCCAACAGGTATCACAGCAGCAACCGGAATCACAGCATCAAACGCTATCTCAATCATGCAAGGTATCTACAATGTAGTTCCAGCAGCTTTATTGGGAGATGAAAGTTTGGCTATCATGTGTGGAATGGACACTTTTAGAGTATTCCAACAAGCATTGGTAAACGCT